CCTCCCTCTACTGATGATACTCCCTCACGCCCCAGAGATGAAGCCATCTCTTCTCCGTGTTCTGCCTCACTTACTCCTGCTCTTCCTTCCGCCATAGGATTATCAACTGCTTCACTCGAAGGTGTACCATGTTCTTCTACATGAGCATCAAGAGGAGATTGAGCTTGTGTTAAAGATTCTTGAACTCCTTCTGGATTTGCTCTTTCAACTACTCTATTTGAAATAGCTTCTAATGACCCTTCTGGATCAGCTCGTAGATTTCTATATGCTTGTTTAATTCCAAATCCTTGCCCTCCTGCTTCTGTAAATGCTTTATGTTCAGCCAGTTTAGTAGAATAAGCTCCACCTGAATAAGCACTTGATACAAGATTTTTAGCACTTGATAAATATTCATTTTCTTTTTGTTGTTCTTTTAGTCCAGCTATGGTGTTCGCCAGAGCATTATTATTATCTATAATATGTGAATTGTATTCTGCTCTTGCTTTATTCCTCATATTTCCATGTATGCTCCCAACATTACTCGAATATAAGTCCATTTTATAATATATATAATATTATTATTTATTACTAAAAAAAATTAAACATTATTAGGGGTGTATTTTTCTTTCGAAGTTAAAGTATACTTCGGCTGGATTTGTAGTATTTCTAATATACATAAAATTATAAGGAGTTGAATGAACTTCTTTATATAATCTATCAAATATTTCATCTCCATTCTCTCCTAGTAAACCTGAATATTGTTCTTTTATTTTAATTTTCTCTTTTTCGTTATTTTGGCGACCTACAAGAATATCGGTGCTTTGGGCCCTAATCAAACTGGGAACATGATTTATACTTTGACTTGAAATAATTGTCATATCTAAATAGTGTCTCATTTTTGTTATAAAAAAGGCTAGTTTTGAGTTTCTTTTACAGAAGGATTGATCTAATATATCATCCATTACAAGACAATATGTAGGTCTTTCTTCTTTACTATATTTACCCTGTTCGTCTACAATAGCATCTATAAACATATCGTCATAATGATCATCACAATCAAAATGTTTATTCATGAGCTTTCCCTTATTATCCATGTGTAATGTCGATGATAGAACCCTCACTTTTTCAAATCTCCCTAAATAAAAGTCTTTTGATAAAAGGAAATTAATTATACAATTAGATTTAGAACTCTTAATCGCCCCTAATAAAAGGATCATATTCGGTGGCTTTGGGAGGTTAGGGTGTAATCCTTCAAACTTTTCATCACCTTCTAAATCCTTAACTTTTCTTAATTTTGGGACTTTTTTTCCTTCCATTATATTATAGTTATATATTATATAATATTTTTTTTTCATATTAAAAACAATTATGATATATACCAGCCGTATTTTTCCAGCCTGATTGTTGGATTTTATTTAACATTTCTTTTTTCTGTGTTTCAATCATTTTCTCCTCTTTCTTCTGTTTCTTCTGTGCTTTTCTTACAGCATCATATTTAGTTATAGCTTCTAATTGAGCAGTATATAGATCCTCTTTTGTAAGTCCATTTACATATTCTACTTTTTGAATAGGTTTAGTAGATTTAGTTTTTACTTGTTCTTCTAATTCACTAACTTCTATTTGTTGTTTTTCAATTAATAATTGTTTCTTTTTCTTTTCTAATTCTTTTGTATTTACTTTTTCTTTTTTATTAGCTCTCCGTGTTTCTAATGCTTTCTTCCGTGCTTCTTGTAGTTTCGCCAGATGTTCAGGGGATATTTGTTTTCTAGGTTTTCCATTCTTATTTAATTTAACAGGTTTTCCATTTGCCTTTAATGGAACCGAAGGTGGAGGTGGAGGTGTAGCTTCTGTTCCCCCAGCATTAATATTGGAAATTACAACATTTTTTTCTGGTTTTTTTTCAACAGGTTTTATAACTTCTCCCATATCAAATATCTCCTCATCTCTAATCGGTTCAGGTTCTACAAAATCTACAATCTTTTCTTGTATATTACAATCTTTATCATTCATGGGTTTATCTTCATTATATATGAAATTAGGGTTTTCTTCTCCTGTTTCACTATGGACTTCTTCTTCACTATCTCCTAAAAAATCATATTGTAATTGTGGAGGAAGATTACTATTATTCATTCTTATATATTAATAAATATAAAAAAATATTTCTAAAAATAAATTAAAAATTAACACATTTTCTAAATTATCATACTAATAAAAGCATTCATTTAATCTAATTAGTTTAATGTCTGTTTTTTATAAAATCATTAATAGTTTATTCACCCTTCACCTTAAAATGTAGTACTACGACAGACTGACCAGACAGCATAGTTGAAAATGTTTCGTCTACATTACAGAATGAAATATCGAAACTATTAATTCTTATTTCTTGTGTGTTTCCCAGATCTACATACATTAGATTATTCGGCTCATAGAAAATCCGTCCTGTTTCTGCCTGATTGTTGAGGCGAGGAAGCATAGCAAGAATAGTTGTATTATTACCTTTAAAAGCATTAATATTGTTTGTAGGGAGATTATCCAGTCTAACAAATATAGCACGAGTATTTAGTAGCCTTGGGATTGTTGTGCTTTCTTGAATAAATGTATCACTTAATATACCAGTTCCCAGTTCAAATGTATCAACAACAGCATCATTTCTAAATCCCATTAATTCACTAGTATTAGCATTTCCAGAGTTATAATAGTTTTCATCAGGTTTTACAATTAAGACAGGTTCACCAGCAAGATTTTTGTCTGTATTTTGTAATCCCAGATAAGTATGAGTATTAGCATTAGCAGGATCATAATTATTCCAATCACGAGTTTCAAATGCCCATAGGGTTTGAGATTGTCCTACATTTCTTAAATATTCAAACCAGCCTTGAAATAGTCCTTCATTATCCCCAGCATTATATTTGTTGAATGTGTCATTAATTCCTACATCTTTATTAGCTCCCAGAACTGCTCCATTATACTTGGAAACAACTAATTTAGCATCAGTTATAGTAGGTGTAGTAGCTACATGTAAGATAGGATGTAGACATCGACACGCCTGACTAATAGGTTTTAGATTTTGATGTTTAGTTCTGGCGTCGGTTCCAACAGCTTTATATCCATATAAAAGAGTGCTTGTATTATCAGCCTTTAATAGTTCAATTTTAATTTGTTCATTTTTAATAGTCCATTTAAGTTGTGTATAACCATCAGCATTAGTATTCAAATTATAATTAGCACGGAGATCACCCTGATTTTGTGTATAATCTAAATCGTGTGTATATGTTGAATAAAGGTTTCCGCCTGTATATCCCTGTGTTTCAGAAGGATTAATAATAGTATGTCCGAGATATAATATATCTCCATATCTATATACTACATAATCGGCGTAAAACTCAAAATCCCAATCACCTCCTCTTTGTTTGCTCCAATATTTAGGGGCGAGGGGTCGATTAAAAGATAATCCAGATTCTCCATGTGTATTACTTCTAGTTAATCCTATTGCCCAATCTACATCTTTTCCATTAGCATCACTAAAATCTACAATAAACTCTCCATCAATAAGACTCATCGGAAGTTCAGGAAGAACGGCTACTGCTGGATAAGGTTTATGACTATCTGCTTTAAACTCACCATTTCCTCCAACTATACCATAAATCCAGTTTTTAGCAGGAGCATTATTATAGTATTGATTAGGAGTAAATCCAGACACAGCATAAGTAGAAATATTATTAGTAGTTCCTTTATATTGATCAATAAGTTTGTATACAAATCCTTCAAACTCCCCAGTTGTAGCATTTACTTTTCTTTCTACATCATATCTCCCCATGTTATTTGGGTGATGACTGGATAGATTAAGAGCCCTCTCTATCAATAAAGCCATTCCAGTTGTATTAGCATTCAAAGTTCCATCATCACTAATCCCTGATATTATTGCTTGATTAGGAGCACTTGTAGTTTGATATTGAGTAATTGTTGAACTTAATTGTTGTCCATAATAATTATAAAACATATCTCCATTTATAGAGAGAGCATAAGTTCCATCTACATTAACTTTACAGGATTGAAGAGCTACTTGACTATTAGGTGGAAGAATAACATTAGAAGACATATTATTTCTAAAACTCCAAGCTTTATAGATGCTGTCATCTGTTCCTACAACACTATTCCGTTCATTAACTCTGTTAGATAGAATTATCGAAGTCATTTATATTATATAAAATATAATAATTTAAAATGAAAAAAAAATATTATACAATAATATAATGCCTGTTCAAAAAAAGAAAAAGGGGAAAACAACTTATAATAAAAAACTTCCTGAAAATGAAGATATGAGTAAGAATTATGTTTCTGTAAGACCTCCTAAAAAAAGTGATAATAAAATAGTTGATAAAGAAATCTTTGAAGGGTGTGGGTGTAAAAATAAATCAAAAAAAAAGAAATATTAAAAATTGTAATTTACAATTAAAATATATTGTTATAATATAAAATGCCTTGTGTCCACCCCCCAGAATATTATGAGCTCATGAAACTTAACAAACATCATCATTTCCAAGATATTAAAGATCATCTTAAAGAAGGTGAAGTATTATCCAAGGAGTATGTCCTTGAAAAATCCAAGGATTTAGAAGCAGGTGAAGAACCTGTTGATGATCCAGAGTTTATTTTTGATATGTCTTTACTCCAAGGAAGGAAACAATAAATTATATCTTTCTGGATATTTAGATTTAAATAATTCAACTTTATCTTGTTTTTTATAATAATTATACATAGACCGACATTTTTGTCTTTCTTTATTGTTTTCATAATATTCTTTTTTCTTTTCAGGATTATTCACATAATAATCTCTTGCCCTTTGTCTATTAGCTTCCATAAATGCTTCATCTAATTTACGACGAGCATAAGTTTCCTTGTATTTTACAAGATTTCTTTTGTATTGTTCTAGAGCTTTTTTGATAAGTTCATCTTCAATCATTCTCTATTATATAGTATATATAATAATCTCTATATTTGTTTAAATAATAATATTGGAAATTACAACATTTATGAATAGTCATTATAGTCATTATAGTAGGTTCCAAAACTCTATAAAATCTGGAATGAATATTTATTTTTCAAACCTGTTTCAAGATGACTATAATGACTATTCATAATATATAGTATATATATATAATAATAATATATATATTATATATAGTAAGTAGTAGTAAAAAGAATATAAAAAATCATAAAAAATATTCGCCGTCATAGTCATCTTCAAAATCAAGATGACTATATTTGGGTTGAAGATGACTATTTTGGGGTTCAAGATGACTATTCAAGAATGAAGATGACTATTTCTTTTTCTTTTGTTGTTGTTCTTCTTCAAGCATTATTTCTTGAGCTATATTATATGTTAATTTTCTGGGTTTTTCAATCTTAAATAAAACAGAAGAATATTCACTTACATTAGAAAGGCTTCCATCTGGATCATGAATAGATACTGATACACTTGATAAAACTCTATTCCCAGTCATAGTAAATTGTAAAGAGCTTTCAGTACCGAAATAAAAGTCTCCTTGTGGGTTCATCTTGTCTACAACTGCTACAATCGGCATGATAGTATTTTCTTTTTTTCCACCTAAAAAATGACTTTCACTAACTATATCACTTCTTATCGAATAATAACCTCTAGCCATAGATACAGGGAAATCTTGTGCTATAATTTTCAAAGATGTTGTATTTTGTTGAATAGTAGGATATAGTAAATATAAACTATTAGCAGGTTGTTCAAATGAGAGAGGTTGTGTAAGTTGATTATTATATGTAGCCTGACCGAAAGCATTTTGATTAAATACTTTACTATCTCCTATGGGAACTTCGGCATTAGTAGTCATGATATTTAAATCATTAACATTATTGCTTCCTATTCTTTCTGTTCTTACATTATTTTTGCTATGAAGTTGATTATATGAAAAACCCATTAATCCCCATAAACTACTTTCCCATTCATTTTCTCCTACACCGAAATCTTCAATAGATAATCCACAAATACTATCAAATATAGTAAAATATTCCTGATTTATATTAGGTCGTTGATATAGATAGAAAATCCCCACTCCTGATTGTAGCCCTATTTTTCTATTAGGTTCATAGGGTATTCTTACAGGACTATATTGAAGAAAATCATCTTTTACATTCATTTTGTAAACAACATTATTAGCTCCATTTACAAAATCCTCTAAATTAGGGTGTGTAGGAGGATTTGTGCTGTCAGCTATTACATTTTCACTCCCAGCTCCAGATGTAGTTCCTACATTTTTAGGAGTATGAAAATTACTAAAAAAGAAATGTGTACCATCATATCCAATAGTAGAGGCATCACTTCCAATATAAGTTTTAGTATTTATAGCTGGATTTAAAGGACTATTAGCTTCCGTTTCTGTTAGAGGATCTGATGCTTCTGGTGATAATGTTGTAGTTTGTCTAAATGTCATACTTCTATCTATATCAGTCCCCATATCTTCTTTACTCCTTCCATTCCATAACATAATAGTAGCATTTCCATAGGCGTTGAAATGATAATCAAACCCAAACTTTCTATCAAATCCTATACTTACATTTCCATTATATAAGATTGTAGGAAGTCCCAAAGCTGTTCCATCTGGTTTTTTGATTAAATTAGGGTGAATATTAATTGTATCGAATATAGATGAACCTGTTCCTTGTCTACTAAAAGACCCATAAGTTAATTCTCCTCTACTTAAATTAGGATTATCATAATATTTTTCACTTTGTAATGGATCATGATATACAAAAATGACTTGACTTGATAATTCATCTTTATTAGTATCATATCCGTCCGTAGTTTGTTCATAATATCCAAATCCTAATAAAGTTTCAAAGGCAGGAATATTAGGAGTGATATAATTTCCTGTGTTTTTTCTGTTCATGTGTAAATATCTTGAATTAGTGGATTTTACAACATTATCAGAATAAAAATCTCCCTGTGTTTCAGCAGTTCTCAAATTATTCTCGTCCCATATTTCAGGATAATTAAGTTGAACATCAAAGAAATCTTTTAATAATTGTAAGTTTTCTTTTGTATATTGTAAATCAATTTGTATGACAGCATCAGCAGGAGTATTAGGAATATTATTCCTACTACTTAAACCCTGTATTCGATTAACTCTTTGTCCTATTTCATAGAGGTCGGGGCGTTTCATAGCTACATATTGATAATTCTGTACATATCCAGCTTGAAGTCCTCTCTCTACATCGTTATTAGCCGTAGGAGTAAATAAAGCATTAAATCCCAATTCTTCATAATTATTGATAGTTCCACAATTAAAAGCTTTATAAGTATTACTTTCTAATAATTTAGTAGTTGTAAAGTTTTCATAAGTTTTATAGATAGTTTCATGAGATCCAACATTACTATATGTGAAAGTAGTATTAGTTTCTATTTCTTGAAGTTGTCTTGATAATTCTTCTGCTACATAATTAGCACTATTAAAACCTTTTGGAATAGATAATGTTTTAATTTCTTTATACTGATAATATAAAGCATTTTCAGGATCTACACTATAATCACTTCCTCCATTTCTATAAGCACCTCTAGACAGAATATTATTTCCTGCTCCCAGTTTAAAATGAGCTACATTTCTAATCATTAAAGTATATCTACTTCCATCATTCCTTAATTTCAAACAATTATCTTCTGGATTTCCAGTAGCACTTCTAAAATATTTATAATCAGTATCCATATAACAACCCCAAGGATTACTCAAACATCTTCCTTCTGTTGAAACATCATATCGAGGAATACTCCACCCATTAAAATCTCCTGAACCTGTTGTTTCCCAAGGGTGATTTTTAACAAATCTTCGAGGAAGTTGAACATATCCATCTAAATCCATATTTTTATAATAACTTACAACTATGTTCACTTCATTATCTCTTAATTCAAAATTAGTACCAACTGGAGAAATATGATTTCCCCCCACTCCTCTTTTCCATCTATTTAATACTTCTTCCTTGGAACTTTGAGCAATATTATAATCAGTAGAAGCTGTATCTGTAATAGCCGTAGAAGTAATTTGAGTATCATATAAAGTTTTAATAACTCCTAGTGATTTTCCCTTAATGTCCATAGTGTTTGATTGTCCTGCTCCATCAACAGAAATAAAAGAACTATAAACTGAAACCTTATCCCCAGCTTCTAAATGTATTGTATCAGTTAAATTATTTCTCCATGATGAAGTTCCTTCTTTATTATTTACATCTAACTCATTAGAAGATTGTCTATTAGCTTCTATAATCTTAATATCAACTAATTCATTCATTATATATAATACAGATATATTTTAATTTTGAAGATTATTTTTATATTCTCTCAAACTCCCATAAATATAATCTCCAAAATCTTCATCATTATTTTCAGTCCATTCATCAGGCATGTTGTCTAAACTAATATTAAATAAATGTTTTATCTTTTCTAATGTATCTCTCATCTCATCTCGATAATAATGTGAAATATTAATCTCTTGGATCAGTTCGTCCTTGCTCAAATCATTCAAATTATTCATATTTTATATATAATCTTATATTATTAAAGTTTTAAGTAGTAAAAATAGACATTTATAGTGTTATAATCTCTTTTAGTGTCTAAAATGACTTAAAGAGACACTAATTTTAAAATTAATTATTGTTTTAAGTAGTTTTATTAACTATTTAAGATTAAAAAAGGGTTAAATATGGTATTAATCCATTATTATTATTGTTTTTTACTGATTTTTCGGTATTAATTGAATTATTCCACTATAAACAGATTTTTCACTTCCCCTTGATAAAAGAACTCCAATTGATTTATATGTAAGTTTATTTTTATTATCTATTTTCCCATTATAAAATATAGTTCCCCCTGAATTATAAGATCTTATAAATAATAATACATTTTTTAAACTTGCTTCACTCTTAAAAGAATAATCTTTTAAAGCTTTTACAAATAAATTAAATGTTTCTTTCCTGCTATTCATTTGATTCGGAGTTAATTTTTTTTCTAACTCTTTGAATTGACTTTTCTTTTTATCACTTAATTCATAACTCAATTTTAAATTACTTGGATTTTCTCCCTTATATGTAAATCCTGCTGATGGTTTCTTTTCGGCATCACCACTTCCTTCTATTTTTTTGAGTTTCCTTTCATTATTACTTGTAAATCTTTTATTAATCTTTTTTCATTATCATCAACCCACTCAATATATCTTTCTCTTTTACTTCCACCAACAGCATCAGAAGAACTCTGATCTAAATATTTATCCTTGAAATCTTTGAAATACTTTTTAATATCTTCGATTTTTGTAAACCTCCTATTTAATTTAGTAGCTATATCTCTTACAGATACTTCTTTTAATCCTGATTGTATTTCATCAAAAGCATTATCAAATCCTTTATCTAATTTCTTATCAAAGTTCATATCAAGTGTATCAAATAAATCTTCATCTCTGTCTTGTGCTTTTTCCCACCATGGCTCTTCATCGATACTATCTATCAAGTTTGAAAATGCTTGTTGAAAAGGTCTCCTATATTTACTTTTTAATTTTTGTAGTTCTTTTAATGTTTTTACTTTCATTCCTTCTGCTTTAAACTTTTTGACTTGTGCTGGGGCCGTAGTAAGTAATCCATCAATCCTCTCTCGAAGTGTCTTCATGTTTGTAGGTTTTGAAGCAGGAGGTTTAATTTTCATAGTATTCAAAGGAGGTTTTTTAGACATAGTAATTTTTTTAGGATCTTTTGAAGCATCTTTTTTAGGATCTGTTTTTCTTTCTTGTGTTTTAACACCTCTTTCAATCCTCTTCTTTTCATGATTTAATTTAAATCCAGCATCTTCAATAGCTTTAATTAAGTTAGGGCGTGTCCTTTCTTTTCCCTTGGGCATAGTAATTTTAGACAGCTTATTATGACTGGCTATTAATTTTACAATATCATTCACAGGAAGCATTTTGACTTTGGGAGGCATCTTTATAGTATAGGATATATTAATTTCGCCGTTAAAAATAAGTAAAAATTAAAATATAATCTATTATATAATGATACATAAATCCTTTTCAAAACAAGATTTAATTCATCTAATTAACAACCTGAATGTACCTGTCATATTTAATCATAGTATTAATAAAAAAGAAATACAAGATAAATTAGTTTCTTATTATCATGAAAAAGAAGAAGATATAAAAAAAGATAATGTTTATGGAATTGCTAGTAAACAAGATTTATTTATTTATCTATCAAAACCTAATCCAAAAAAAACATTAAATATAAAAGAGAAAAATAATATTATGAATATATGTAAATCAATTATAAGATATTGTAATAATAAATATGATTTGAATTATACAAGTTATAATAATTTACAAGATATAGTAGATGATATGAATTATATTAAACAATATGGAGACATTCCATCTGTTCGTCGATGCTGTAAGTTAATGAATAATTGCTGTAAAGTGAAGGAAGTATTTAAACCTCTGATCTCTCCACAGGTGAAACAGATGCTTCAAGAAAAAGCTATATCTAAAAAACAAGTTATAAATTGTCTAACAATTAAAAGAGAAAAAATAGTTTTATCATTTGATTAGAATGTTGTAAATTACAATATTATATTTTGAGAATTATTGAGTTGAAATAAAAGCTCTATGAGAGTTGAAGAGTATATAGACACAGAATATTTTAGAGTATATAATTCCTAAAAAAAAAGATTGTAAATTACAATATTATCCGTCCCCTACTTCTTCCATATCCTCACTATCCTTCACATAGACTTTTTGAGCTGTTCCTACACTATGACCCATTATTTTAGCATCTTCTTCCATCTCCTTCTTCATATTACTATATTTACTGGATAGATATGATTTCCTTATCATAGTTGAACTGATTTTTTTATTCATATATTTCATAGAATATTTAGTTAATAGTTGAGTTAATCCATTTTTGGAAATGGGAAAGATTACATCTCCTACTTTATAATTATTAAACTTAATATACATTCTTAAAATCTTTTGTAGATCCTTCGGAATATCAATTACATTTTCCTTGTATTTTTTAGCTGTCTTATATTCATTAAAAATATATTGTAAATTGTTTTTTAATTGAACTAAATAATTATTCTCTTCCTTTTCCTTATCACTTAATTTATTATATGTTGTCTTACTAATGAATATCAGTCCAGCAAGGTCATTCCGAACTGGGATACGAACTAATGATGAAAAGATAGTAAATGCTTTTATAAGTTGTCTCTCATTTTGATTGAGTTTCTCTTTCTTTTTAAGAGGTTTAATTTCTTTTTCCATTTGTTCTAACATCTTATATAATTCTTCGATGTCTACAAAATTATCTTTTTGTTTTTCACTAATTTTCCCTGATGCTTGTTCATCTTGATATTGTTTATTTAATTCATCTCTCATCTCTCCATATTCTTCAATTAGTTTCTTATCTTTATCGAGAGCCATGAGAAGTATAATCACAGCATTATATACATTCCTTCTTGATGTATAATGTAAATGACTTAATTTCTCTTCCACCTTTTTTGGATCTTCAAGGAACTTATAATTATCTGTATCAAATATCTTTTGAAGTTTTTTTAATTGAGTTTCATATTGTTTGATAGTATTATCTTTTAGATTTGGACGGAGTTCTTTAATCTTTTCTTTAACTTCACTCATGCTTTTATATATATAACATAAGATTATTATTTTTAAATAAACTTAAATAAAAAAAGATTAATTATTTCATAAAACTTAAATCTAAATCTACTCCTATATAATTCCTCTTTAATGCTTCACATCTATCCCCTACATATTTATCACAGCAAGTCATATCTAAAATTGTTTCATTTTCATTTGAATATGTTTTAATGAAATAATCTATTTGATCATCTGTTCTTGTAATTCCTGTTTTATCTTTTCTTATAATCCATTCTTTAAAAGTTGTAGGATATTTTCCAGTATGTCCTTCATCTTTAATATATTCATTTTTTTTATTAATTAAATCTTCTCCATAATATCCTTGTTGTCCACCTACTTTAACATTTCTTTTAGGGTGATATTCATTTCCTTCCATCTGGGGATTGTATGTTCCTTTTTTTTTATAATAAATAAATATCTCTTCCATTTGTCTTAATGGTTGATATTTAGCTTGAAAAAATCCAGTTGAGTTATTTTTTTTCCAACTATAATGATATTTAGGTGTTTCATATTTTAATAGCTCATAAGTAAAAGGCATAGAAGCATACAAACATATAGTTCCAGAAGGTTTTAAAACTCTCCACATTTCATTAAATAATTCATTCCATCGTAAAGGCTTATCCCACTTACTTTTTGTAATTGAAAATGGGGGATCTGTGTATATAAAATCAACTGAATTATCTTCTATTGTTTTTATGACTTCATGTATATCTCCTTGAATATAAGTCTTCATAATATATACAATATATTATTCTTTTTTTTATAAAAAACTTTATTATATTATTATATCTTATATTATATAAAATGGCTCGAATTAAAAAAGGTGAGATGACACTTTTGGAAATTAAAAATCTTGTAAGACAACATAATAAATTAACTGCTATATCATTAACTAAAAAATCAAGAGCAGATTTGATAGAAGAAATTGAAAATATGGGATATGTATTAAATCATAAAAATAAATCTATTGTTAAAAAGAGAGTTAGGAAAAATAATAAAGTTCTTAAAGTCGGTGATCAAGGTGATAGTGCTTCACAGAGAAAAAAGAAAGAGAAACAGAAAAGGAAAGATATGTTAAAGAAAGGAGGTTCTGCCCCTGTATATGTTAAAGATAGAGGAGAAGATGAAATCTAATCAAATGAGATAGTTATTTGTTTTTTTATAACTTTTAAATTATTCTTTTTTTTTGCTTTATTAATACATTCAAAATTATTAATATAATAACTTTCTCTTGCTTCTAATTCCTTTCTTGAATTACAAGGAAAAGCCTCTACTAAATCCATAGTAAAATCTCCATTACATATAATTATACTTGAAGTTCGAACATTTCCTTCTTTTTCTCTCCTCTTATAATCATATCTGTGATCACTTAATCTTCTATTTAAGGGTTTTTGAGTTGAGCCATAGTACACATTCCCATTTGTATTATCTGTAATCTTATAGATCTTTCCATTCTCATATTTATTCGGTTGTTCTTCCATAGTATAACTAATATTTTATTTTTTAAATACTAATTAAACTTACTTTCTTTTAATGAACAAATAATCTGTATCAGGGATTTTATTGTATTTTACAAGAGCTACATAGCAACTTAAAAACATTAAAAAATCACTCGCCCTCACCTTCTCACATCTATCGACTTGCTTTGCTATTCCATCACAAAATAATTGAAATACTTTTACTTGTAATTTCCAATCTTTTCCATTCTTAAATCCGTCCATGATCATAGGTTTACTCATGATTGAATATAACTCTTCTATATTATCTCGTTGACATTTATATTTTCCAATTCTTAAATCTTTGTAATAACAATAAAAATTATACATCTTATATTAATTTATTATCTATACTTTAAATAATAAAGATAGTCATTATCATTTATGAATAGTCATCTTCAAGCCCAGAATAGTCATCTTCAACTCAAATATAGTCATCTTCAAAATCAAGATGACTATGACGGAGAATATTATTTTAATTTTTTACACTTATATTTACTACTGATTACTATGTATACTTTATATATTATATATATATAATATTATAATATATTATGAATAGTCATTATAGTCATCTTAAAACAACTTTGAAAAAAAAATATTCATTCCAGATTTTATAGAGTTTTGGAACCTACTATAATGACTATAATGACTATTCACCATAGATAATGGAATGACCAATAATTAGCTGTATCTTTCATTTTATATGTAAGTTGACCCTGTTTATTTTTAATCCCAGATGCTCGGGCCCTATATGATTTTCTCTGTTCTTTTGTAGCAGTTTTACTCCTCCAATCAGGCATTCCCTTATAACCAAATCCTATCTTCTTAAAACCTTTTTTATTATCACTACGAACATACACCCAGAACTTATATCTTGATTTTGTTGTATTCTTCCAAGGTTTATAAAGCTTTGGCGTCCCATCTTTATTTAACGGCATTATATATTATGTAAACATTTTATTTTCCAACCATCTTTTTTGCTTTTTGATGAGCTGTTGTAAATGATGATCCATTCATCATTTCTTTCTTCATAAAATCCAAGTGTTTTTTAGTATGATGAACTTTATGTTTTTTCAACATATCTTTTTGTTTATCAGTTAATTCTTTTTTAGTTGTTCCAGATTTAACTAAATGGACTTTATCTATTTTATGAGCTTTCGATGAAGGATTAACAGAAGCATAAAGACGACTCATGCCCCAAGCATCAGCACTTTTTATATGAGGTCTTACTGATTGTGGATTTGTTTTAAAAGCACCAACTCCTTTATTAAATATAGTTTGTAATCCTTTTTTCTCATATCCAGTTAATCTTGAAATCTCCAATATACTATTTGATTTATTTAGAGGTTGATTATATTTCCTGTTAAACTTCATCTTATATGTTTGAACCATTATAATATGGAACATAAAAAAAACACAAATTAAAAATTGTAAATTACAACATTAGACATTAAAGACTTCAAGGAAGCCATCTTGGAGACGAGCAATACGGAGATATTCACAGAAGGATCTCATTACATTAACATTATCTTTCAAATCATTAGCTTTTACATGAACTTCAATACCACGACTGCCCACCCTACCACCAGTAAGGCGAGTAGATTGATAAAAGAAATTACCCTCTAAAGCTGTATTCTGGGCTCTTGCTTCATAAGTACCAGTAGTAATAATATCACCAGCATTAGAATATTCTTGTTTAGGAATAAAAGGAACCCCTTCACTATCAGTTAGTAGACTAAACAAACGAGCTGTATTTTGGATATTTGTAGGAAACTCAAATCTATCATTATATCTTAAATTATATTCGATAGTTCCTAGAGTTCCAGTAGCACTTTTTTTAAGACCATAAGAAGATCCTGTTCCAGCCATATCAGTTTCACCACTTCCAGACTGATTAAATGATGTAAGTACACGAGACACAAGACGATTAGCCATACCTACATTACGAACAATATTCCTCATAGATACTTGACTAACAGAAGATACGGCGAGGCGATAATCAGGGAAACTAAATGATAAATCTTTATTCTTTTCAGCATAATCACTCATTTCACTACCATCACCAAAATATAGATAATCGGCACAGAACTTCAACTCATTTCTATCTAGTAGGAAAGCTCCTCCGCCCACACTTCCCCCACTACTGAAATTACGATGATTAATAGATGGAGCAAGGGTCAGTTCAATATTAATGGGTTCATGAAACATATATAATGGAAGTTGATGTTGTTTTAGGAATGGGAATAAATCCGATAAATCAATTTGATAAACTGGACTTTGAGCAATAGTAGTAGCACTTGTATTGTCCATAATTGAAAAAGGCATCATAAGAAGACCAGCATCTCCACCAGTATATTCACGCCCATTACATAAACCATAAGTTCCAGCCAGATTGTTATTAGTGGAGGCTCCGCCAGTTTCAGTATACAGGAACTCATGATCCATACAACGACCAGTTAAATATTGTTCCCTTTCTCTCTGTACCTCACCAGAGATAAGAGATGATTTAATTTGATGTAAATATGACCAATCACTAATTTCATTTAGGGTTTGATTACCAACTTTAAGAACAGCCTTTTTAATAACCTGTCCAATTCCAGTAGCAAGATTGACACCAGCACGGGCCGAAGCAGGTGTTAGAGATACAAACAATTTGGAATTACTATGAAGAAATCCCTTATTTTGTAGAGTAAATCGAACAAAACCATCTACCGAAGCACTTGAAGGATCATTTAAAATTACAGGCTCCAATAGGTCGGTTTCAACTTTCATCATTCCAGTTGAACCAATTTCACCAAGTCTAATAAAGTCAGGAATACCTCCTCCCTGTGAAACAGGTTTAGGATCATCAGGAGAACTCATGGGTTTAGCTTCACTCATTTTATATTATATATAATATTTTATATATAACATAAATAAAAAAAATAAATCTAAAATGTAGAGAAAATAATATCTTGTAAATTACAATTTTTAATTTTCAGAATTATTCACAATATAAAAAATCTCCGTCCATCTTCACGGATATTATCTCCTCTTCATATTCTAATTCTTCTTCACTTGATATACTCCCTTCTGTTGAATAATCAGGATCTTCTATTTGATTAATATATTCATCTGTTATTTGTTTTAATAATCCTTCAATCCTTCTAATCATGTCAGTATCACCTCTTTTAGCATAAAAACTTATAACTTCTTCCCAATCTTCAATATCCATATTATATTATAGTATATATTTTATTTTTTAATTTCTTGTAGATTACAATATTTATTCAATAAATATTAAATCCTTTTCTAATCCCATTTTATAACAAAAATAAAAAGAAGCAAATGGGGGTGAATAATTTTTTTTATCACTATTAAGATGTTTAAAATTAATTCTTTTATAAGGAATTAAAATCTGTATATCTTTAAAATCTTCTTGAAAATATTTATAACTTAACATCACCGAAGGCATTATTAAAATAAAAGGTTTATCTAATTCTTTTAATCTTTTTAATATTTCTTTTTTTTTACTAAATGGGGGATTATCAATAAGTATATCATATTTAGGAGTATATGAAAAGAAATCCCTATCTTCATGTATAATGTTATATCCCATATCTTCAAAGTATTCTTTTTGTTTTCCATCACAATAAAAAGGAGACCATATCAATTTATCTTGTGGGATATATTGTTTTATCCGTTCCCAATCTTCTTTATTTGTATTATAATTATCACTATCTTTATCTAATGTAAAACTCATTATATATATAATATATATTTTATTTTTAAGATTATTCCAGCCATATTATATCTCTTGGAAGTTTCATTTTATAACAAAAATAAAAGCAATCAAAATTACAAGATTTAGTTTGTTCTCCATTTTTAATAAATTGTATTCTTTTTCTTGGAATTATAATTTGTAATGGACTATCTGTATTTTTAAAGTTCTCCCTTATATAACTTGTATTTATTTTAGGTGAAGGCATTATCAAAATAAAAGGTTTATCTAATTCTTTTAATCGAGGCATAATATCTTTACATTTACTAAATGGAGGATTACTAACAATTATCTCTCCTTCATTACTTTCAAAAAAATCATTATCATTACATATAACATTAAATCCTAAATCTTGTAAATGATTATATGATCCACCATCTCCTTTAAATGCTTCCCATATTATTTTATCTTTTGGAATATATTGTTGTATATTTTCCCAAGCATATTTAGGAGTATAATATTCATCATCTTTTAAAAATGTTTTTGTATGAAATCCAGCCATATTATATTATAGTATACATTTTTATTTTTAATTATTTAACTACTGAATTAGCTGGACACCATTAGGAGAATACACTAATGATGCTTTAGCCTTTACAAAGATGAATACAGACTGGGGATTATCACTAGTTAAATCACTTTCAAGAGATACTCCGAATTGTTGATCCTTGAAATCCTGTCCGCCGTTAAATTGACTATATCGAACCCCTACACCGAAGAGAGCTCCACCATCAGCTATTTCACTATACTTGGGAACATCGGCACTTGTAATATCCATAGTATAATCACGATTAAGATTGACTACACTCACCGAAGACCTATCAGTAGCCTTTTCTGGAATAATAGCACTTACAAATTGTTTAGCCAGTTGACTATCAGCCAGAAGAGTTCCAGCATTTTCACTAATAGAAGCATTAGTAGTAATATCAAAATCCATAGGATATTTGACACCACCACGGAGGAACTGGATACGAGTAAAATGAACTAAACTATTATCACTATTCGAAGGATAAGTTGTAGAAAGTCCATTTTGAGTAAGTGTATTAATATTCCGTGATGGACAGAAAGTCATGAAAGCACTTTGAACCTTGGATAATCCAAGAGAATATTGAAGCTGGGCATTAGCACTATTAATAGCAGTATAGAGAGATGTAATTGTATTAAACTCCATAGCTCCTGACTGCTGGGACATAGATGAAACTTGATCAGCAGGAATATCAGCAATCTCACAAGTTAGTTTAAGATTTTCAAGAACATAATGAGCATCAGCAACATTAGAAGGAGCCGTAGTAGAACCCACACGAGAGAATAAACAATTAGCATCACTTTCTAAATGGATTTCAATTTGAAGACCACCAAAAGCATCAGGCATAAGATTAACCATATTTCCAGACATCATGAAACCAGTTGGAATATGGGCACTAAACTCTTTTTTCTGTGTACCCAGAGCATTATTACAAACTACACTCTGGAAGAAAGCATCGGCGTTCGGCATACATAGAGCACTTGAATTAAGATGAGTTAGTAAATCACATTTAGAACTGGAAACTCCTAGATAAGATTGAAGCATTTTGTTATAATGTCTTATATGTTCACATACCATTTTTGATTTATTATGACGGATAATAACCTGTTCCATAACACCGAAAATCCCAAGGCGATTGTCCATACTAACCTGATTTGTATCAGCTGGAAGGATAGGTGTTGGATTAGCAAGATTATCCTTAAAAACTTTTAAATCTCCACATATCCTAATAGTTCTGGGATCAAGTATTCCCTGCTGTGCTTGAATTGTGAAACTTAATACAGGAAAACCATTTTTGAAACTTACTTTGCCGTTTGCTGGAATATTATCAGGACGGATTTCTACATATCGACTTGTCATTTTATAGTATATATAATATTTAATTATATAGCTACAAATTAATAAAAAAAGTTATAATATATTTTATTGTAAATTACAATAAATAAAAATGGAAAATTATGATGATGAAAAAAAACTATGGATACTAGGAGCAATCCTGATGTTTGGATATATTTATGGCTGGATAAAACTTTATTTTTCAATATTGTAAATTACAATATTATACTACACGATCACACTCACACCGCCATCTTTAATGACAATCCTACGGATATGATAAACGAAAGCCTGATACATTTTATTTTTTACTGGAACATTTACAGCATCTTCATATTTAAATATACAAGTTAAATCTTTGTTTCTTAAATCCATAGCTCCACCATGAACACCAAAAGCACGACCCACATTCCAGTTTTCAAGATACTTGGAGAAAGAACGAGGAGGAATATCCGCCTGTGATAATGTCTTTTCAAGTTCATAGAGAGGGAACTGATCAATAGATTTTTTAGTAGCACATTTACGAGTAGAGATAGGACGAGATGGAACTAACTTTCCGTCAATCTGATATTGAATAGATGTAAGTCCATCACATATCCCAGAATAAGAACTTCGTACACTATTAAGTTTTCTATCCATAGTATCTTCTGTAATCTTATATGTTTCTTGGGCAAGAGTTTCAGATCCACCTGTCATAGCTACTTGATTAGGATAGATAGTAGCATCTTGGGGTTGAATAATAAGAGATTTAGCTCGAGAATTGTTTACATGAAAATTAAAAGATGTTTGTTTATCACTAGCCAGAGAAGAATGTTTGTAATTAGTCCAAGACATAATATCGAACTCTACTGCTTTTCCCTCACGGAGTTTAGCCATCATTCCCTTTTCATAAGAAGGGTCTAATTCTACTTTATGAACAATTAGATTTACATTAGAAATAGTATATCCAATATCATAAGAAGTAGCTTCACTAATAGCTGTTGAATATAGTACGAAATCCTGTGTAATATCAATAGCACCTGCTCCACCAGTTCCAGCATTAATTAATCCAGCAGGAGTATCACATACAACTTCAACCTTTCCTGAAGCATGAAGTTTTATTTCATCAATTACAAATCCACCTGCTCCAATTTCTACGGCATTTTGAGTAAATCGCCCCACCTTTGATTGATCATCAAACTTAACAAAATTAACTTTTTCACCTACTACAAAAGGGAACTTACTAACAGCATCGGCTCCTACAAGATTATTAGAATTAGCACAGAGGAAAGATGTTTGAGCAGTAGCATTAGTAGTGAGCCATGTAGTAGTAGCATTATCACTTAACGAATGGAAGGAAGCATTAAGAGGGACACGCCTATAACGAGATACACTATCTAATTGTTTAATTACTTCTGGGGCTGGGGCGAGGTCAATTTCAATATATAGACCATTAGTCAGCATAACTGGGAAAATCTTATCACTAAATATTCCAGCATGAATAGGAATACAACATTTACAAGTTTGAAGAGATGTAGCATCATAATCCGTATCTTGATCTGCTCCAATAGTAAGGGCTTTAAAATAAGGGTTAGTTCTTGTATCGGCACTTTGAGAACGAGATGTTCCTTCTGTTCCACGATTAGTAGGTGTCCACGTAGTTCCCCCTTCTTCAAGAGCTCTTTTATTTCTTAAACTATCATCAGCATCATAGTCATATTTAAGATTAACCCAAGATTGATATTCTACTAATTCCTCCAAAATATTCCCTCTGGAACCATCATAAATCCTCATATTTTTTAGCAATAATCCTGCTCCATTAGGGTCTAATTGAAGACGAGTAGGAATATCAGTAGCACCGAAAGGTTGATCAATTTTAAGATCAAACTCTAAATAACTATTTTTTCCGTCCATAAACTTAACTTCTGGGGGAATAGTAATTTGGACTTTCCGTCCACTCTGTTTAACAGAATAAGACAATCCATTTTCCGTAGGTATTGAAACTTGCTCTTCTCCAATATGAATAACATTATCACTAGACCAATAAGAACTCATTTTATATTATATAGAATATTTTAATTATATATAAAATAAAAAAAAATAATTTATAAAGTATAATTGTATAAATGGATAAAAAAATCAAAAATAATAATTGTATTTTACAAGATGTATTATCACAAGTAAAATCAATAAAAGAAGATGTTAATGATATAAAAAAAGATTTAACAATTATCAAATCAAAACTAATTGAAAAAGATATTGAAGAGGAAGTATTCACTACTGATGAAACAAAACCCCCTGTTAGTTCAGGCTGGATATGGAGTTCATAAACCAAAATAATTAGAATACTCTTCATCAGCAATTTCTTTTTTGGGGAATGTTATTTTAGCCTTACTTGTTTTATTAGCCTTTCCAATATTCATAGATGGGCATAGTTTTTTCATCTTAATCCAGAAAGCACGATTATTAACTTTACTATCATGTGATCCCATTTTCCTTGTATTATACAACTGAAAAATATGTTCTTTTGAGATTGATCTTACAGGTTCTTCTTCATATTTATCAAACCACGGATTTTTAATATCATGACCATTACCCATAATATCTCCTTCTAAATATTCAGTATAGAATAATTCAACACTATCCATATTTTTCTTAACTTGTTGTAAATGTAATTCACTTTTCTTGAAATCTCTACTATCATAATTAGTAATATCTCTTGAATATAAATAATCAGCTATATCTTGAATATTTGTTTGTGCTATATTCTTATAATACTCTTTTCCATATTTAACATTCTTACATTCGAGAATATTAAATCTTCTATCATTTCCATCAATATTAACAATATGATCTTCATTAGTAGTCATGATAGTATTACAATAATTTTCAATAGTATATTGTTGAACTCCTTTTTTATTAATTGATATAGTGCTGTCTGTAATAAACTCCTTAAAACTTCCTACTACTTTTTTATCATACCACATTCCAGTTTCATTTAAATTAACTAATATCTTTCCTTCGGCATCTCCATTAAACTCACCCAGAATATTTTTAAGATTACTAGTAGAGATATAATAATCATTTCCTATTATCTTTCCAATCATATCCAGAATAAATGATTTCCCTACACCTTCTATGGAATGTAAAACTAAACATATATTATTCTTTTTCCAAGGTTGTTGAAGTAATCTACTAAACCAATTTAGAATATAATTATATGTATCTTCATTATCATCAGCCCATATATGTTTGATGTGATCCAAAAAGGGTTTAATCTTTTCAGGGTCTCCTTGATTTTTAGGTTGTATTTTAAATCCTTTCCAAATATTAAACTCATCTATCTCACTCTCTCCTTTTGGATTAAATACAATTTTATCAATATCTTTTCTATGTATATGTCCAAACCATAAATCGAATGGGTTTGTAGTTTTTTCTTCCTTTTCATCGGCTTCACTAACAAACGAATATTTTTTATAATATTGTTTACAAATAGCAGGTTTATTTCTAATATACATATTCCTTGAAAAATATAATATATCTCCTGTGAGTGTATAATACATACATTCTTTATTCATTTCTTCCATGAAATAATCCTCTCCATTTTGAAACCAACCTTCATATTTGTTAGATGGGGGATAATCAATATTCTTCCATCGAATAAATTGTTTATAAGTAATTAGTTTTTTCTCTTTTGGTTTTTTAATCCAGTAATTCCAGTTTTCCAACATTTTTTTTGTACCTTCATAATTGTCATCTTCTTTTGAGTAATCTTTCCAGAACTTAAATCCTTCTTTCTCTCCCTTAAAATTATTAAAACATATAAACCCTACTCTAATCCAATCATCATAATCATATCGAGGTTTAAATGAATTAATATGTTTTTTAAACTCTTCTGTATCACATACAGATAATACAGATTCTTCTTTAATGTGTACCCACCCATTATGATCATCAACTTCTTCTTCACTTTGAATAGGACTATTAACAGGACTGACTACAGGAGAATTAATAAAGTTCATTTTAGGGATATTAAAATAATCTTTCAAATCATTCCATTCATATTCTTTAATGTCTCCATTTATCATTCTATCATCTGTCTCCCACATATTATTAATTTTTATCAAATCACAATCGACCTCCTCATTTAATATCTTTTGTTGTTGTTTATATTTTGGTAGATTTCTAATATAACAATAATAATGTGAACCTTTTTTTGTTTCAGTTGTAGCTACACAATCTTCATTTAATAAATCATATAATTCACAACATACATCTTTTTCATCAAAATCTATACAATATAAATCTGGAATATGTTTAATGGAGATAGAGAATGTATTTCCAGAACCTCTATTTTGTTTTATTTGTTCAGGAGTTAAATCATTTTTCTCTCCTATGGGTTTTTTCCTTCCATTTACAAGATTGACTTGTATCTTCCTATAACATGGGATTTTATGTTTATTTTCAATTTCTTCAACAAAGGATTCAATAGAACGGATATTCATATATTATGGCTTATATTTTATTTCTGGGGATTTAATTATTTCTCTGTCC